CTTTCTCTAATTGCCCTTGAAGGACATCCCAATCAATATGACTTCCGCTTCCCCGATATACAGACGGTTTTGTTCTTGGTAGTCCCGTTTCACTAAAGACAGCTTCAGATAAACTTTTAAGGGTTTTTGCTGTTTGGCTTTTGGCATTCATTACGCCCGAATAGGCTGAGAGCAAGTCCCATGGTTCTTTCTCGAATTTCGTGGCTTGGCTCAATCCGCTTTCTTTGCCATATAATGAAACATAAAACCGTTTTGCCGCCGCAAGAAGTTTAGGGTAAGATGGTGCATTCTTTATTCTTTCGGATGCAACCTCACCTAATGCCTGTTCCTTATCATGGATTGACGTTCCTGATTCAAATTTATTTGACTTAGTTTCCTGCACAGGAATAGCTGTTTTAGCCAAATCAAGCGGAAGAACATATTCTTCATTTTCACCAATCCCACCCCTATAATACTTGCCCGCGTCCTTTTTAGGGATGTCTATGTAAACGAGTTCGCCTGTACCTACATACCTTCTTGCTTTAGCTTCGTTAGGAGTAAACCATCCTCCCCTTGCGTTTTGATTTCCTCCGGCAAGAGCACCCGCACCAGTTCCACGATAAAGACGTAACAAGGGCTCGACTTTCTCGGCGGGCTCACGCAACACCTTGATGTCGCTGATACGCTGGTCGCCTAAATAAAAGGTGGCGTCTTTCATCTCCTGGGTAAGAAACTTGGACGCTTCCCCCAAGGTCCATGAAGCATGTGACCCCTGGATCGATCCGTCCTTGAAACCCTGCGTAATCAAGGGCTTTATCTCGTTCAGATCCGTGATACCCATTTCCTTCATGACATCGGAAATAGGGACATGGGGCATACCCTTTAGCCGCTCCCTTACGGTGTCGTAGGCTTGCTTCAGGGTGGACTTTTCGGCGGGCTTGGCTACCTTGGGGGCTTCCTTTTGCTTGAGGATAGCTTCAACATAATATTCCTTTTTCCAGTTCTTGAAATTTCCAGGGCCTTGCGTAAGGTCAGCTAAAAAGGAATCAAGGTCATCTACGCTCATATCCATCAAGTCTTGCTCGGATAATTTAGACAGCCTTTCCTTTGCGTCCTTTTGCGCTTCCCCCCTCCACTCCTGAGCTTTTTTGACGACCTCACCTAACTCTTCCTTACCTTTTGCAGCAAACGCTCCATGAACTGGAGTAGGGGCCACTTCCTTGGGCTTCTCGGCAACCTTCTCCCCCGCCTCTGCCTCCTGCTTCTCGTTCGGAAGCAATCCCATCTCTTCCCCTTCAGGTTTCGGAACCAGGCCGTTCTCTTCCATGAAAATCTGCATGGCCCGTTCTTCGCCTGTGGTGGGCTTGCGGGGTTTCATGGGAAGAACTTGGGCGGCTTCCATTTCCGGATGAACGGCGACTTCCGGGGCACGCATAGGGAGGGGTTGTCGGGGTGGTGCTTTCACTTCTGCTGGATAGCCTTCTGGGACGGGCACAGGGACGGGGGGTCTAACCTGTCCCTCTTTGGCTTTCCGCATGAATTCAAGGGCCGAGACCCCTGAAGACTTAGGAAGGTCGGTAGCGGGTTGACCGGGTTGAGGAACCCCTGCTTCTTCCCTGAGTGTAGCTTGCGGGCGGATGGGTAATATGGCGGGGGGTTGCGGCACACCGGGTTCAGGTTGTCCCCTCTTCAGGGGTGCGCCCAAACCAGGATAAGGATGCTTGATTTCGCCTGTTCCCTCTACCCAATCGGGGATCAAACTTCTTTCGGGGATACGGGGAGCGGGAGAGACTTCTCCTGTCGCGCCTTCCACGATGGGTTCTTGGGTCTCTAAAACGTCTTCAAAAATGCTTGACGTTTTCCCTTTTGTAAAACGGTCAATCGCTTCGTCCATGTATTGACCCTTGGCGTACTTCTTGTAAATCTCCACCTCGGTCAAATCAGGACGAAGCTTTTTCATCCCATTCATGAAGTCTTCAAAGTCCTGAATGACGGGGACTCTCTTTTCAACCGGGAGATCCCGCCATGCCTTGGACTGGACAATCTTGTTCTTTATGCCTGCGTAGGTCTTGGGGCCGAATCGTGCTAGTTGGGGAACAGCCTCAAACCCGGCGAACATCCCAGCCGTTTCAAGGGTTTTCTGTGGGTCGCCTTCCCCGAGAAGTGCCCCACCCACTGCACCACTCGCAACCCTTCCAATAGATTCCCTCACTCCAGGGATTCTGGAAACAACAGCCCTGCCCGCTTTCATGGCCGCACTTCCAGGCACCCCGATAAAACCCAAACTCTCTGCGGTGGGGCCAACAATGCCTTCCTTCACGGGCATATCAGGTAGTTTCTCGATAGTGGGCATAAGGCTTCCCGGCTTCGGTGCGATACCGTAATTCGGGATAGACCCTAAGTCAGCGGACTTCTCACCCCAATAATCAACCGCCGTATCAAGTGTGCCTTGGGTGTCAACACCAAGGGCCTTCAGGGCGGGAAGGACTGGGGCCAGAACTCCCCGTAACGCACTCACAGCGGCGTAAGGGACAAGGGCGGCAACACGTCCGGCAGTCGGAAGGACGGAAGACTTCTCCTCCTGTCCCCCCATAGGAGTAGGCTGATCCAACTTAAAGCCTGGCGGGGGCATAGGTATCCCTTGAGGTTGATCTAAAACAAACCCTTCAGGCGGTTTTGGAATCATCATTGGATTGGCACCCATTTTTGTCCGTCCCATCCTACTTTTTGACCCTGGGGATTAGTGGCTGTATGTTGAAATTGCTGTTGCCCCTGTATTGGCATGGGGCCGCCTTGGTTCTGCTGCGCCCTCAAGGTCTGAGCGATTTCCTCAATCTTGGCAACCTTCTCCTGGATCGGGAGTCTCCACATCTTCATGTCATTTGCGACCAACTGAGCGGCTGTCGCTATATAGCGGTCAATGTCAACCCCGATGAGTTGCCTTTCCTGCTGACTTGTGGGTAATCCTTGAAGGTACTTGTTCCATGACATCAACTTCAATGTCGCAATGTTTTCCGTTGGGGTAGTCTGTTTCTTCAGCCCCGGCATTAATTGAGGGGCTTGCCCCGGCGTTTCCTGGTAAACCCCTTCCCCTCCGTAATGGTATTTCGTGGCGGCAGGTTCCACTAATTCAGGGGGGCCGTAGGGTGTAAGCTGTTGTATCTTTGGATCGAATATGAATTGCTGACTGAACTTGTTACCTTGGGCGTCCTTCCATTCCTTCGCGGTCAGTTGACCGGACGTAGGGGCCGACAAGGATTCCCCCTCTTCCGGAATAAACCCCTTTCCCTCTGCAACGGGAACCTGTTTCGTTTTTCCTTTAGGGCCATATACCGTGGGATACCTGTAGGTTTGCTTAGGAAGCCCGAACTGGTGCCTGACGACATCTTCCGGCTTTATTCCATAAGCGAGATCCCCGCCCCCGCCCGTCTGGGCACCCCCCATGATCTGGCTATAAAGCTGTCGGGCCTGTTTCGCCTTCTCCGCCTGTTCTGTTGCAAGAACCGTTTGAGCCTGCCTGTGCGGAACCATTGACCTTTCCTGTTCTTGCTGAAAGGCTAACTGCTCCTGAGCCCTCTTGTTCGCCATAAGGCTCGGAACGATCGGTAAGACCCTTGAGAGCGGAGATTTGAAACGGTCTTCAATCAACGTTGCTGGATTGATGTAAGGCATTTCGTCTTCCTTTATTGGAACAGTTTCTTGGCCGTTAAGAGCGCCCCAAGATCACCAACGTTACTCCCTATCAGGCTACCCGTTCCCGGCGTAAAGTTCACCGGGGGAGGGATCTGGGGAACATTGTGTTTCCCGTAAACGTCAAAGTAAGCCTGATTGCGGACATCCTGCACCTGCCTTTGGCCTGCCGCGGTGGGACTCGCCAACCCCTGGCCCCTGACTCCCTTGCTGGCAAGTTCGTTCCTTAGCCTTCTCTGCATGATGGGGACGTTCTGGACCACTTGAGATTCCAGGTCCCTGAACTGAGCGTTCTTCACTTCAGGGGGAGGGTTGAGTTGCCCTAGATATTGGTTGTAACTGGCAGTCTGGGCCCCGGCGAGGTCCTTCATCATATTGCTTCGAGTCTTGGCCCCATAGATTTGGGATCCCACAAGAGCGGCTGGCCCTAAAAACGGTTTTATGCTGTCAAAAAATGAAGGTTGGGCCAATGGTGCGAGTCCTTGCATTGCCCCTGCTCCTGCTGCCCCGCCTGCGGCTGCCCCTGCGGTATCGTACCCCGCATTAGCCGCATCTGTATAATCAGTCATTTGCTGTCCCCATGTTTCAAGACACATCTCTATACCCTCCTTCCTTCAAACCATTCCGGTTTGGGGGCTACCCGTCCTGCCCCTCTAATGCCCCTTCCTGCCATAAGACTACTAATGTTGGCGGGGCTTACCTTGGGTGGCGGAACCGAAAGGCTGGAAGCTGATATTGGGCCTGCCGGTAATGACGCAACAGGGGCGGGAGTTGAAACAGGATTAGGCATCCCATTGACAGCCTGCTCGGGAGTCATCATTCCTCCTTGCATTCCAGGCACCCCGCTTAGTGAAGCCATGCTTCCAGGCATTGCCATATCAGAAGGTTGGCCTTTCCCCGGCTGAGATCCAAGAGCGCCAACGCCAAGAGAAAGTCCCGGGACCCCCATGGCCGCAGTCATTCCCGAAAGGGCTCCCTTACCCAGTGCGTCTCCTACAGGTTCACCCCTCGCAAAGGCTGAAATGGCCCTACCTAATCCAATACCGGCAGGGATACCGGCTGGAGTTCCCGTAAGGGCACCAAGTAGGCCGCCAACAACGGGCGCTATGCTAGAGATAACGCCGGATAAACCTCCCGATGAACTCATTTCCCCAAGTCCTTGCGTTGCGCCTGGGCCTGCCACACCTTGCCCTACGCCTGGAATTCCTGGGCCGGTTAGACCCCAAGCCGATGTTTCCGCTTGTCCGGAAGGCGTGTCCCCCCAAGCCATTCCTGCACCAGGCCCGCTAACCCCTCCCACAAATCCTGCTCCAAGCCCTGCCGCTCCGCCCATACCCGCGTTACCTTGTCCTGCGACTCCAGAGTTAGCACCCCATCCCATTCCCCACCCTTCTCCTGTTCCGTCTCCTCCGCCGCCTCCATCACCTCCGAAACACATGGCTATACCTCCCTCTCGAAATAAGTAAATTTCTTGGTCAAACCTAACATTCTGCAAAAGGCATTATCGGTATCCTTGGCAGATCCGCCGCCCACCTTCTCGCATCCCCATTCCTTCAGTTTGGAGAAAAAGAGGTTCTTGAAGTGTCTTATAGCCATTGGCCCCCATATCTGCTTGATAACTGCGGATCGGTTGTTCATGTCCATATAGAAAATCACGATGCACTTCAGCTCTCCATCGATCGTGCCTTTCAGTGCAACGTGCTGTCCTGAGACCACAAGCGCAACATCCAGGGCAAGCTGTTCCTCCCCGTAAAGTTCAACGATCTTCGAGTCTTTCAAGAGAGGCCAATAGTCCAACATCTCAGCCCGTGAAGTTATCGGTTCAAGTGCTATATCCAACGCTGTCCTCCTCGCTTCTAAGTATCCACGGTTCCCGAAGTTCAATGTCCTCATTGGTCGTAATGGAAACCCGCAGGGAAAAACTTCTGTAATCGTTGAACGGCATGGCAATAGGGACCCTCTTCAGGCTTGACGTTCTTAAAGTCGTGATTTCGTCCTGGGCCTCATCATCAAAATAAGGGGTAATGGTCAGGGTTACATTCTCCGTGTTCGCATGAATCAGGAGGCTCCCGGCGTTTCCAAGGGTGATAAGCTGCTCCACGGGAATCTCTGCCGTCTGCATGGTAAGGGTGACATCGCTATCCGTGTCTTCCCCGTTCCGCACGTAACCACTAGAATCGCCTAGATAAAACTCATTGGATGCGGAGTCGTAGAAACTTGCGGTTGCGTCCCTGGTGCTCTGAATAATCCGGGGCGGTCTCCTGGGGAATTCAAGGAAGTCAAGGATCAGTTCCGGATAGGTGGCATCCCCGTAGAACAGCCGATAGAACCGCCCGTCATAGGTGGCGTGGCAGGTCGTATCGGGGTCCGTGGAGAACACGAAACCTTCTGCAATCCTAGCAGTCTCGAAACCGTTAAAGATCCAGATGTGTCCGTCATTCCCGGGGTAGATAAGGCCCCATGGCGTAACGGCAACCGCCCTCCAGGACAAAGGCCCCTTGATGGCCCCGGCGATAGGTTCCCACATCCAGTAATCGGGGTTGGTGCCCCGAAGCCTTTTCCACGTCCTCTGGCAACCGATATAAAGTTGCTCGTCAAACATGGCAAGGCAGGTGATGCTTTCCCCCTCCAGGAAGACGCTATTGACGTTCGTGTACGAATCCGCATCCTCATCGTAGATGAAGGTGTGGTACAGGGATGCCTCACTCCAATACACTTCATTATCAACCGCACAGAACACCCTATCGGCCCCCTCATGGTACGTCACGATATCCACCCCGCTCGGTGGGCCGTAGTACCCCGTTTCGGCGTATTCGTCCTGGGTCTGGAGGGTAGTGTCAGACACATTATCCGTGTAGGTTGTGGTTCCTGATGCCAGGGTAGTGACAAGATATGTTGCTGAAAATCCGGTTTTGGTTCTGAACAGTTGGGCCTGAATCGTGGTAGCCCCTGTAAAGGTTGAGTGAACAATGGCAGACCAAGCTATCTTGTTGGTCACAACGGTAACGCTTGCGGCAGATGAAAGGGCGGTATAGATTACCGTCCCATCGGGGAGGGTGATCTTGTATCGATAATAACAGCTATAAGTTCCGTCCGGGTCTCCCGCATCCCCACTATCCGCAACCGTAGGAGCCGCGCTAGGAGGGTTAAGGCCCCAATCGCAAGCCGTTGGGGTGGTCAGGTAAACGGCTTGCTCGTTCGTGCCATCTCCCAGAAAAACCCAATCTCCCACATGGGCAAAGCTGATATACTCCCCCGAAAGGGCAGTGAAGAGACTCGTCAGGGTCGCCTCATCGACATACTTCAGGTACGTGTCGGACCCCACCAGAACGACATCTCCCGCCCGAAACACGGAGTGAACGTCATCGTCTTCCGCCGTGGAGTTCAGGGCGGTCAACGGCCTGAGAAGTTTCAACCTCCCCATTTTGGTGGTGTCGGCGTTGATAAGGGCCTGAACCTCTCCCTGCTGTCTCGTGAAAAGCTGTAAGGGCGTGTAGAGATTGTTCAAACCGCCATTGAAATTGATGATAATGGGTTCCGGCATTATATGTGACACTCCATTAAAACATCGTCCCGGGCTATCCTGTCAAAATCCACGTACCCCGTTTTCAGGCCATTGAGGAAAGCCTCGTAAGACCCTGCCGCCTCCTGAAATTCCTTGGTTCCCCGGGGGGCATTCCTGTTCAGAAACCATGCTGCACCGTCAGGGAGATAAATATGAAGTTCGGGGGGAAGTTGAGGGTATTGATTGTCGAACTGCAAAGGAAGGGGCCTTTTCACGAACTCCAGGTACACGTTGTTCTCGATCGTGTCCACGTCCACCATGCCGCCTATGTCTGCCGTGAACAGGTATTCCTCATCACCAGCCCAATCCACCACAACACCATACTCTCCCGCCAGAATGGTAAAGCTGTCTCCCACCACCCAAGCGTTGTTTGTCCCGCCCGCAAGGGTAGCCGTAACGGTCGATCCCGATACCGCCGAAATCTGCCCGGAACTGCTGTCCGTGACGTTCACGACCATCATACCGACCACTACCCCTTCATCCTCCAGGTCTCTCGCAGCGGAATCGGTAAGGACTGTTGCATGTGCCACTGAAGCGACACCAGTGATGTTCCCCGTGGTGGTCATGCCGGACTCTGACGCATAGATACCCGTATCCGGAGAAGCGGTGTAGTCCTCCCCGTCCGTGTCGGGGGTAGGGGTGAAGCCCAGTTTCCGGAGGTTCCCGTAAGTATCGCCCGCATACATATACTGCGGGTCGCCCTCCTGTGTCCTCCATCCGCGCTTGCGGCTGTCGAGCCATTGCCGGGTTTTATAGGGGAGTTCGTAATAACTTGTGGCCGACTGATAGAAGAAAGCCTTGTCCGGCAGAAGCATCTCCGTGGGGGGCTTATACTGACTCGTTCCGTCCTTCATGGTCAGGATAGCGAAGGACTTCAGGTGCTTCAGGACTCTCCCGGCTTCCTGGAGAGCATCGTTCATGGCCCTCCCGATAGCCTCCTCACCGTACCGGTCATAGTTCAAGGGCTTCTGTTTGAGCCTGTCCAGGGTGCGGGCCTTCAGTTCAGCAAGGGTGTAGCCCTCATAAAGCCCAGTTGTTGTATAGCTTTCAATGGGCATCCAAAGCCCTCCTTTTTTCTCGCTCCATGAGCCCCATAATAATCATACAAAGCATTATTGTTGGTGCAAGATGCAACGGATAGGTCCCGTTCAATGTGACTGCCGCAATAATGAAAGCGGAATAGAGGTGTCTGTTCTTGCGCCATGCAGTCAAAAAATACCCGAGTGCAAGCCCGAAACCTATCAATCCGAAGTTAAAGTAAGCTGTGATCCATTCGTTGTGGATGGGGAAGCTTTTACCCCAAGTAGATGCCGGACCCATTCCGAAAATCATACTGCCCCAGGTGGAAGATCCAAGGAATATGGCGCTTTTCCACCAATGAAAGCGGTCATGGTCCCATGTGAAATTCCATGTCAGACTCGCCTTTATGATACAAAGGTAGATTAAGAACGGTATCGCTGCAAGAAACAGCCAACGCCATTTCACCTTATCCCTAAAGAACACAGCGCATCCGATCATCAGGGCTGCGGTGGCCGTTGATGTAAGGCTAACGAGGATTACAGCCAAAAGGACCGGAGTGCAGTACCACCAATATCTCCTGAAAAAAAATGGAAACGATATAGCCAGATAAACTGCTAAAAAATTATTGTTCCCAAGTGCTCCGGTTGTCACTGTACTAGCCAGCATCTTTTTGACGTTCGCATATAACCCCATCAGCCTGAAAAACGGGTCAATGTCCCACATCTGTCCTACTGCCAAGAGCGCCTGAACAAATGCCGCAATGCAGATGACATCGAAAATACGATCGATACTTAGCGTGCTTTCCTGCATCGCAATGAAAAACATGAACGCAAGCGCCATGTAGCCGGTAATTAAAAAGGACTTTTGGGTATATTCTATCGGCCACTTATTAAACAGGCTCATGACCATCATTAAAAGTATCCAGGCCACCCAATACCAAATGAAGGCCCTTATCCATCGGTTCCGTATGAAAGCCCCAATGATAACGACCCCGGCCAGATACATAGATGCCCTGTGCCCCTCATGGATGATATTGCCAACAAGAACCACGAAGGGCACAAGGCAGAAAGAGATTAAGGTAACACGGTCTCTAACTAAACTCACAAATCACCTCGTTACCGTTATTGAAGGGGAATGAACCAGAAGTGATAAAATCCCCATCCCCATGCCAGGTCGTCCGTAAGGGTGACGTAAGGGCCTGTCTCTGGAAGACACGCGCCAGTAAAACCCATCGTTCCAAGAGATACCTTATATCCCGCAGTTGAAACCACATAGGTCTGCTGATCAGCAATACAGGCTGCTGATGCCAGAAACACAGAACCAATAGTGTCACTGTTGCTTGTACCAGCCAAGGTCGATACAAAGGTGAAAACCTTTGCGGCATCCACAGGATGGTAATTGAACAGAGCGCCAGCCGTTCCGTTAAGAGATCCGAACAACTGAAAATCAATACTTTCGGAACTTGCGGTAATACACTCCGTCCCACCCCAGGGAAGTAACAGGGTATCAGTCGGGAAAGTCCAAAAATCCGTCGCGTCTCCAGTCAAACCGCTTTGAGATGCAACTGTGACTTGCCAGTCAGCAAAGGAAGCATGAAGCATCCCGGGTCTTTTGTCGATGATGGCCGTTCTGGTGGAAGTGGTGGCCCCGGTCAGCCAGGTGGCAAACCCATCCAAAGACATGACGGCAATATCAACCGTAGTCGTTGTATCGGCAATATAGAAGTCAATCCGGTCCAGAACCTCGAACGTGGTGGCCTCTACCGGGTTGCTCTTTGCAGTACCCGCCGAATCGGTATAGATGGTGGAAATACTTTTTGCCCCACCTCCGTCAAACACGATGTATCTGACACCGGAAGTGATCGAACTATATCCCCCTGCCGCAGTCGAGAAACCCGTATCGGCATACAGGTTAATCACATAATGGTCATACCCCGCCAAAGCAGGAGACGTGAACATGAAAAGGGCAGCAACGATGAATACTGCCAGCCAAAGTCTCTTAAAAATAGTCTTCATTTTTCAAAACCTCCATTGAGCATTTAAAAAATCGTTAAAGGGTTAAAAGGTGTAAATCAGGTAGTCGTACCGCCTGTGGGGGTTCCCAGGTTCGCCATAGCCGTGTTGAGGTCGGTGCCGATATTGTCCATGTAATCTATACCAGTTGCACCTGTGTCCTCATCGATGTTGTTACAAATCGCGGCTATAGCTTTCCAGAGATTGTACATTGCTCTAACAATATCCCCCTGGCCCATACCTGTCCCCTTGAAATCCCCAAGGTTGTAATACGTTGGTTCCAGGTCAGCCATAGTTGAAAAACCTCCTTGGCACTACAGAGTTTCGCCGTTCGGAGTGTCCAGCCGATCAAATACGGTATCTAGGTCTGTCCCCACATTTTCCATGTAGTCAGCACCTACGGTCCCGCCATCTGTGTCCAAGTTGTAACAAATGGACCCCACGGCCTTCCAAAGATTATAAAACATCTTCAGAACGTCCTCCTGGCTTAACCCACCCGCGCCAGTCGTTTTGATCTTGAAGTAAGTTGGTGCCAAATCCGCCATAGTAAACCTCACTATCCGATAAGCATTTTAAGCCCGATGTCTTCAGCAAGGGACTCCTGCGGTCCCATCAGAAAGTGTCTCTCGAACAACCGCTTCAGGTCCCGGTAATCAGCTCCCTTGTACCCGACCATTTGATACATCGGATCATCTGTAAGCTGCCCCGCCACCCCTCGAATCCTCCTGATTCGGGCGTACCCCTTACGACTCCGCTTATCGACGGCCTTCTCGTACATCAATCCCGCCTGATGAACCCTGTCCGTTACCAGACAGCATCTCTCATAGCGTTTATTGCTCCGTGGGTCGATGAAAAACCTATCGAAAACATAACCGTGTCGGGTCCCCCTGAACACAATCGAATTTGTGTGGACTGACAGGTGGTCCTGAACGACACTTCCCAGGTAGTGCATGACCATTGAGGGTTCTATTGCAACACGCTTGGCCCTGATTCGTACTACCCTCATCTTGCGCGATTCAGGGTCCCTCCCTATACACCGTTCTATCCATGGTCCTGCGTGGCTTTCTATCGGAGAATCAGGGTCCGGCACCAGCATGAAATCAAGGGTGTTTATCCTCTTTTCCAGCGTGATCTCCATCTCTGAAAGATAGATAACATCCTGGCTTTCGGGGGGTGCTGGGCGGTCGCTCTTGGATAACTCCTTCACAAAAGCTGGCCCCTTGCCCTCCTCAACCGTGGCCTTCAGCGTTTTCTCCTCTTCCGTAGGTTCCCCCGTACCTATTCTCAGTTCGGTGAACCATTCCGGTAGAGGGTCCTTCACTTCTTTGCCGGTGTATGCAAACTCTATCTTCTCAATGAAAGAGTCGGGTGCCATCGAAATATCTACCTTCTTCTCCTCAAGCCATGGGACAAAATTGGAAGCGTCCTTTTGCCTGAGATCATAATTCAGCTTTTTAAGCTCATCCTTGTCTAGTTGAGCCTGTCGTGATCTTTCTTCACCGCTCATGGGTTATCTCCTTTACTCCTAACTGATGTTGGTTCTGGCGCTTCTGTAGGCCACAATGGAGAAGTCCTTGCTATTGTAAACAGACTTGGCCTCCCCCTTGATGATTCCCACAGCTACTCCGAACTGGTTGTCGTAATCGAACTTCTTTTCGACCCATTTCAGATAGCCGTTCTTTCCCTTCATCCTGTAGCCGCCGATGCCGACAATGACAGCCTGCTTCCCGCACAGGAGAGATTCAGCCCCATAAACGTCTGAGGATGCACCCCATCCAGTGAAAAGGGACACGTTGTCATGTTCGTAAAGCATCACGCCGTCCCAGTCGATCAAGGCCCCGGCAAATAACGGGTTTCCCGAACCCCGGCGCTCGGCCTCTCTTGTGACCTGCTGGTAGGTGGCGTCATTAATCTGAAGGTCGTAGGCCACATGGTCGTGCATGACGAACAGATAGCGGTAAACCGTTTTCTGATTGACCTTTGCGATCTTCAGCGGTGGAATCTTCGGGTCCGCTGTCGATTTTGCGTAGGTCTTCGCCTTGCTGATATCGGCCAGAGTCAAGAGGTCCGTAGCCGTTACGGTTGAAGTCCCGGCCCTGCTGTTCACGTAATAAATCTTGGTGCAGGACGCATGGGCCGCCGTAAAGATGGCCTCATCCCTCTTTTCCTTCATCCAATCGCCCAGGCCGTCCCGAATCTCCACGGGGAGATCGTACTCGGTTGCCTGTTGCGTTTCCTCGCCTGCAAATCTCCCCGCATTCCTAAGCTGGGAAATCGTCCAGGTCATTGAATAGAAGTCCGGGGCCTCTTCCTGTTCCTCCAAAAGCTCATCATTCACTACACCGTCAGAACTGAACGGCATGATGAGGCCTTCGGTCATCTGATACCCGGCCTGTTTGGTAAAATCCAGTTTCGTCTGGATCACGTTATTAGCGCCCTGACCCTGGAATTGACTCCAGAACTGGTCCCTCTGGTGGGTATGCCACAACTGCTTGGCCCACCTTTGAACCCGAAGGTCACTGTTGACGCCGGATGTAAACTTAATAAGTGCCATTTCGTCTTCCTCCGTTACGATCGGTTATGCGGAATGATCAAAGGAGGCGTTTTTTCTCAAGGATGTTTTCAACCTGATCTCTCGGGGTATCCCAATCGAGTTCCCCTGCCCCCGAAGCAGGAGTCTTCCCCCCCTTAATGTCCGTTGGGGCTTTAGGCTTCTTCGTGAGCTTGGCTAAAGTCTCCTTGGTGCCTTTCTTGATTCCTTCCGCTATTTTTGTTGGTGCTCGTTTCGACAAGCCATAATCGTACATGGCAAGGATGGGAACGGATTGCGCCCTGAAGTATTCGAGCAATGCCGGATTTCTGTACCCCACGATGTTCTGACCTGTGGGGTCGAGGATGAACAACTCGTTATTAACGTCCTTCATGACATCATCGTAATCCTTGAGTTGAGGCTTTACGGTTCTGTTAATCAGTTCGTGGATAGCATTATTCATCCTGTCGAAAGCCGGTTGCACGTATTCCGTGTAGGCTTCCTTCATGGTGTTTTGCGTTCTAACGTCCTGCCGCTTGTCGAAGAACTGAACGATTGATTGAGTGTCTTCCCATGCCTCCGGGGGGGTATCAAAAACGTCTCCCTCCGGACCCTGGGTGCCCTTTGCCTTTGCGTCTTTACCCTGCGCCTCGGGTTGAGGTTTAGGCGGTTCGTTCAGCTTGGTCTGTTGCCAGTTGACGATCTTGGTCAAATGATCAATCTGCGCCGTCTGGCTGACGACCTGCTGTTGGAGAGTTTCAAGGTCTGGTAAACTCTTTCCCTCTCCTTCGTCTGACGGTTCCCCTTCTCCTTCGCCTTCTCCGGGTTCGGGCTCATGTCCCTCTTCCTCTGGAGTTTTTGTGGGCTTGGCGGGGTCCTTTATGGGCAGGGGTTTAGCGTCACCTTCTCCTTCAACCGGATCATGGATCTGATCCCCTTCGCCCAACTTGCCGTCAACATCCCAATCGCCTCCCTCTCCTGCACCTGCATCCCCGCCACCTTCTCCTTCCCCAACGCCTATTTCTCCACGCTGGCAGACAAGGTACTTTTTCATCAGGGACCAAATGCTTGATTTGGCACTCTCGGGACCTTCGATTTCTTCCATTTCCCTAGCCATTTTGTGAATCCTCCTGTTAGTTGAAATAAAAAAGCGCCCACCAGAACAGCACTATTGCTGTACCGATGGGCGCTCGAAGCACTCTATTTAATTTATGGCGATCGAACCGCTCTTAGATTTCTAAGTTATTTACGTAGTTACACTTAGGGCATTTGATTTCTATCTTAGTTGGTTCAAAAAAAGGTGCCGATGCAAAATCAAGCTCATGCTCTCCGACTTTCAATAACAACCGATTGCACTTTTTACATCTGATTTCTGTCATCTCTTCCATGTGATTATATGCCCGTATGTACTCCATCTCTCATCCTGCCAATCGTCCCATGTCAGCTTGCGGACCTGGCAACCGGCGAGACGTTTCTTGAAGTTATGGACGTAATACCTGCGCTTAAATGGGCCATTGTCGTCATGCCACTCGCAACCGACATATCCTCTTCCGTAAGTCCTTATGGCATCAAAAAAGGCCCATGGTTTTTCCTGGTAAAGCAGGCAAGCATCCGTCAGAAATATACTGAAATCACCCTCCGGCCGTTTCCTCATGTACTCTATGTTCGGCCTCTTGATAGCCATTCTCAAGGCCACTTCAGATATATCTACCCCTACAAAGTGACTCTTGGGGTATCTGTCTGCCAGAAGCGCAAGGTTCGCCCCGGGTCCGCATCCGTATTCCAAAAGGTTCTCAAAGGGTTCAAATTGCCTGACAGCTTCAAGAATGAGTTTCCTGTGGGGGGAGTTCAGGGATTCCTCATTCGTGTAGCCTTCAGGCCATTTCCTGTCCCAGAGATGCCTGTACCGCCAGAACATAGACCAAAAAGCCTCGCTAAAAAAAGGCTTGAACAGCTTCGACAACATACTCCACTTCCTCGTCAGTCAGTTCCGGGTACATGGGGAGTGAAAGAACTTCCTTTGAAATTCGCTCCGTCACCGGCAAGTTGAATCTGTGAAGGTCCGGCAATCCCTTCTGTTTGTGGTTCGGGGTCGGCCAGGAGACTAAGGTTTCAATGCCCTTGCTCGTTAGGTGTTCCCTCAAGGCATCTCGTTTATCGGTCTTGATGACAAAGTTCTGCCAAACGTCATAGTATTCCTGCCACATAGCATCTATAGGCGCATCTAAATAGTCGTTGATCTCACACCTATACCACTCAGCTATTTCTCGTCTGAGTTCAATGTTCTCGGGCAGATGCCTCAACTTCACATTCAAAACCGCCGCCTGAAGGTTGTCCAGAATGGAGTTG